TAGGCCTCGACTTCAACGTGGAGTTTATGGCGGGCGTGTTTGCGGTCAAAAAAGGCGAAGACCTGTGGGTATTTGACGAACTGATCCTTACAGGTGGAGCGACAACCTGGGATTTCTGCGAGGCTGTCCAGCAAAAGTTCGGAATTGAGCGCCGCATCATCGCGTGCCCCGATCCGACCGGCGGCGCTCGTAAAACAGCCGGCGTCGGCCAAACAGACCACTCAATTCTCCGCAAATCAGGCTTTACGGTGTCTAGCCCTCGCGCACCATGGAAAATTCGAGACAAAATCAACGCCGTAAATATGGGTTTGCTTGACGCCACAGGTCGCCGCCGCATCCATATCCATCCCCGCTGCAAAGAACTAATCAAGTCCCTACGAACCCTTACATACGCACCAAACACGGGTCTACCTAACAAAAACTTGGGAGTTGACCATGCTTTCGATGCGCTGGGCTATCTCTGCCTACAGAGCTTCAACCTCGCCAAACCAGAAAGCCTCGGCAAAACGTCCTATCGTGTGTGGTAGCACCCTCCCTGGCACACAATGGCGGCAAAAAAGCCCACCAAAGGCCAAAAGAAGGTCGAGAAAGTGATGTCAGAGTATAAATCTGGCGCACTCAAGTCCAGCTCGGGCAAAAAAGTAACTAGCCGCAAGCAAGCCATCGCCATTGCGATGAGCGAGGCTGGCATGAGCAAGAAAAAGAGGAAGTAACCATGGCCGCCGTAGCAACTACAAAAATTAACCGTTACACCAATACAGTCGAGTACTACGGCGCTGCAATGACCGCTGTAGACGACTGGTTTGAAGTAGGTGCTCACTCTAGTGAGTACACGTTTGCGGTACTTGTTACCGGCGGCGCAAACTTTAAGCTTGCCTTGGAATGTGGCTGCGCTGAAAGCGCCGCGTGGTTTACCATCGAAACCAGCAAAACAATTAGCTCAAACGGCGCCTACACCTACCCATACACAGGACGAGCATCTTCTCGCATCCGCGTACGCATTGAAGAAATTAGCTCTGGTACTCCTAGCGTTACACCTCTTATTGCAGTCGCATATCACGGCTAATGGCAATCCAAACCGTCAACGGAGGCTGTGTTCACATCGAAATTGATGCTGAAGATGGTCTCACCCACGCCACTTTTGTATTCAAATCTCCTCAAAACCCCGAAATCCTCGGCGGCTTCGTATCAATGCTTGCCCAAGGCATCGAAGTGCTGGTTCCTATTTCAGATCCCGACGACGAGGAAGACGACGATGATTGATGCCAAAATAAGTACACAGTAGGAGCCTAGCCGTGGTCTACAGCGCCAACGTCCCGCCAACTGGAGCTGTAGTCAGCGAATCCCCGTTCGTCCGCAGCCTCGAAGTCATCGGCATGATGCCGGACTGGGGCGTAATGGCAGCTGTCACGCGCGGCACGAACTACATCCGCGACATGAGCGAGACTTACCTCCCTCAAGAACCGCGTGAAGACGACGACGCGTACCAAACCCGCGTAGATCGCAGCGTCCTCAGCCCGTACACCAGCCGCCTGATCGAAACCGCTGCTGGCGCCATCCTGCGCAAGCCTATCCACATCGAAGGCGACCCCTACTGGCTGGAGCTTGCACAAAACATCGACGGTATCGGCTCCAACATCAACGAATACGCCCGCCGTGCGCTTGTAAGCAGCCTTACCTATGGCCACAGCGCGATCTTGGTGGACTATCCCGCAGCAATGGGAGCGCGAAATCTTGCTGAAGAACGCGCCCAGGGCCGCCGCCCCTACTTCGTGCACGTCGACGCCCCCCAGATCTGGGGGTGGCGCAAGGAATCCGGCACCAACCGGCTACTACAAGTCCGCATCCACGACTACGACGTTCGCCCGCTGAACGAATTCGGCGAGGAACAGGTCGAAGAAATGCGCGTCATCTACCCCGGCCGCTACGACCTCTACACACTGGGCCAAGAACTGGTCGAGTTCACCGCCACGGGCGGCTACAGCCTCGACGAAATCCCCCTAGTCCCGATCTACAGCAACCGCCGTGGCCTGCTGGTATCCCAGCCCCCGCTGCTGGACATTGCAAATCTGAATATCACCCACTACCAACGCCAAGCCGACCTGATCCACGCCCTTCACATCGCCGCCATGCCCACCCTCGTCCTAGAGGGCTGGGACGACACCACCGGCTCCGCAACGATGGGCGTCAACTACGCCATCGCCATGCAACCGGGCAACAAGGCGTACTACGTGCAGGCCGACGCCACCAGCTTCGACGCGCAGATGCAGGAACTCCAGTCCCTGGAGAGCCAAATGTCCACACTGGGCGTTACCAAACTCTTCGGCCAGAAGTTTGTCGCTGAGTCCGCCGAGGCCAAGCGCATCGACCAAGCCCAATCCAACAGTGTGCTCTCGATTATCAGCCAAGAACTGGAAAGCGCCCTCAACCAAGCCTTTGCGTTTGCCGCCCAATACGTGGGCATGGAACCCCCCGAGATCACAATTGACCGCGACTTCGACTACTACCGCCTAATCGGCCAAGACGTGTCTGTGCTGACGCAACTGAACCTGATGGGCAAGATTAGCGACGCGATGCTGCTGGAGATCCTGCGTCGCGGCGAAGTCCTGCCTGACAACATCAACATCGAAGACGAAGTTGAGGCCGCCGGCAAAACCGCAACTGCCCTCACAGAAGAACCAGAAACAGAGGAAGAACCCGACTCCAGCGACAGCAGGAATGAATCTGCTATGTCTTAACTGCTAATCTATAAGTGTCCAAGTAACACATAACTGTGCCCGAAGAACAGCAAGCACCAGTGACTCTTGTGGAGCCTGTTGCCCCTCAGCCTGTGGCTGAAAGCTCCGATCTGGCCGCCCAACTCGAAGCGCTTCGTGCGAAAAACCAAGAGTTGATCGCCGAGCGCCGCAAGGACCGCGAAAACCGCGAAACCCTTCAAAAACAAATCGAGGATCTGCGCATCGCGCAAGAATCCGCAAAAACCGCAAAGTTGGCGGAATCCGGCGAGTTCAAAACTCTCTGGGAGCAAGCCCAAGAAACAGTCGCCGAGCTCAAGCAAAAGCTCGCAGCAAAAGAATCCGAAGTGGAACAAATCCGCCAAGGATTCACACAAGAACAAGTGAAGTCCGCTGCGATAGCACAACTCTCCCAAGCTGGTGCACTGGCACCTGATCAGCTGTATCGTTTACTTCAGGAGAACCTACGCGCTAAAGAAGGACAGCCTGTGGCTGTTGTCGGCGGCGTCGAAGTTCCAGTTGGTGAATACATCGCCAACTTAAAGAACCCCGGCAGCGGTTACGAGCATCATTTTGCAGCTACGAACCGTGCCGGCATGGGTGTTACGGGTAGTGCCCGCAATACCTCCCTCCCCGGCCAAGCCAACCCCTGGTCTAAGGACAGCTGGAACGTCACTCAGCAAATGATGATGTTGAACAGCGACCCCGACAAAGCCCGGTTGTTGAAAGCTGAGGCCGGCCTCTAGCCCCTGTGGGGCAACCTCCCCAACCTTGACTCCACTGGAGCTACCAAATGTCTGCTTCTAACAGCAACTTCGGGGGAACTTTTCTCTCGAACCTTGTAACTCGTCCCGAGTTTCTTCAGTACACCGCTGAGGGCATCTTCGAGCAGTCGAAGTGGATCCAGAGCGGCATCGTGCAGCGCAACGCTGCCCTCGACGCCCGCGCTGGCGGCACCCGCGTGCGCGTGCCTTTCTTCGACCCCATCGCCCCTAGCGAAACCCAAATCCTCTCCACCTCCAGCTGGAACGGTGGCTTGGGTTATCTGACCGCCCAGAACGTCACTGCCGACGAGCAGATCATGACGATTCTGCACCGTGGCTTTGCCTACGCCGCAGACGACCTCAGCAAGCTCGGCTCTGGCGCCGATCCTTTGGCCCACGTCCGCAACCAGCTGACCGCCGCCATCAACAAACTGAAGACCGCCACCCTGTCTGCTCAACTGCTGGGTCTGTTCGGTGGTATCTCTGGCGCTGGCGTGCTTGGTCCCAACCAGACCGACAAATCGTTCGCTGGTGTCCCCGGTTCAATGACCGAGGCCAACTTCCTGAACGTTGCCAACGTGGTGGCCGCCAAGGCCAAGCTGGGCGAGCGAGGCGACAACTTCGACTCCATCGCCATGCACTCCAACGTTGCGTATTACCTCCAGCAGGTGGGGATGCTGACCTTCAGCACCTCTGCACTGTCTGCAGGTGGCGCCGTTGTGTGGGGCGGCGGCGGTGTGGGCGTGACCCAAACCGAAGTGGCGACCTTCGCCGGTCTCCGCGTGGTGATCGACGACCAGCTGACCGCCCTGACCGGCGGCACCTCGACTCACGCCAAGAAGTACCCCGTGTACCTCTTCCAGAGCGGCGTCGTTTCCGAGGGCATCCAACAGGATCTGCGTCTGGCTGCAGACCGCAACATCCTGTCGATGCAGGACATCCTGGCCGTGGATTACCACTACGGTTACCACGTGACCGGCACCAAGTGGAACGTGGCTGGCGACAACCCGACCAACGCTGCCACCACCGGCAACCTGGCCGACACCGCCTCCTGGAGCCTGGTGTACAGCAGCACCAAGCAAGTGCCCATCGCTCGCTTGCTCTGCAATACGCCCTTCGACACAACGGCGTACTGACAAACAGCTTTACTTGCTGTACGATACGGGCTCCTTACGGGAGCCCTTTTTTCATGGAATTACGTCGGATCCCTTCGGTAATCGGTTACAGCGCAACAAAAACAGGAGAAATTTACAGCCACCATCGGTTTGAACCTTTTCCCTTAAAGCAGACTTTGCATACTCAGGGGTATAGACAGGTCAACTTAAAAACAACTAAGGGTTTTAGAACTCGATTAGTCCACGTTTTGGTTCTTGAGGCATGGGTAGGTCCACGCCCAGAAAAAATGGTTACAAACCATAAGAACGGAGACAAAACCGATAACAGACTTGAAAATCTTGAGTAT